TACCCTCTTTAGATGACCCTTTACCTTTAGCAATCGTAAACCAAGTATTCCGTTGCAACATCTGGTCTTTAAATAGAGATATAAATCCGCCTTGTTGACCAGTTACCTCTAAGCCAACAGACATAGGTTTATACTTATTCACGAAATCAAAGATTCTATTAAATGTTTCATTCATTAAGAATCTTCCTAATGCACCATCTACCAGATATCTATTCTGTTGATGGTCTACTGCCCATACACCTAATACAGTATAGTCAGCTTTTCTATGTGTACTAGTAGCAAAGTCAGAAGTAATATACCAATTATATTTCTGAGGATTCTTAAGGATATCAGCTCTCTTATACCATTGAATATCTTCATCCAGAATAACTCTATCTTCCTCAGAAGCAATTCGTAACATGTACTCTTGTTTGAATGCTTTAATCTGTCCAGAAGCCAAAGCAACATTGTACTGTTCTTTCACAAAGTCATAAGTAAATCTGTCTTCCCATGAACCATGGAATTCACTTCTACTACAAGGGAATTCATTACATACTGGATATACGTTTACTTCCCACTCACCTGATTCAACTACCGTATAAATAGGGTCATTCTTATTAAATGGTGTACCATTAAAGATAATCTTACGTCTAGTTGGATGAAGTGCAGGTAATACTCCTTTAAAAATAGTATCCTTAATTGAGGCAATAACCGTAGGACTATTCGCATCAGAATCAGATAACAAGTCATCAAAGATACAAATCTCAGGACGTTTATTGAAGATATTAACCCCACGAACCCCAGTTTTAGCACCATATAACTTACAACCAAATTTCTTACCATCAATATTAGTAAACTCCAAATACGAGTCAGTAAACTTAGCTTCTGGTAAGTACTGCTGTAAGAAAGCACTAGAATCATAAAGGGACTCTACCCCTTTCCTTAAGTTCTTTGCACCATTCTCCATTGTATCCCCAATGAATATCATAGTATTCAATGAACCAAAGTTAGGTAATCTCTGGAAGATAGCCAAGTATAGGACCAAGGAAACTGACATAACGAAAGACTTACCAAGACCTCGATGACATAAATTAGCTAACATCTTTTTCTTAGAGATAAGACCATCTACCATCTTGTAATGTACTGCAGGAGATACATTTAACTCTAAGTTAGCCCCAATCATCTTAATAAAGTTAATGTACTGAATAGCAAATTCACTAGGAACATACTTATCTAATTCAGCATAATCCACTTCATTCAAGTAATCAGTAACTGTCTTAGTTACCTTCCTTAAACCAAGTTCTTCAGCTAGTGCATCAATCTCTGACATCTGTACCTTCCTCATAGATAGTAGCTTCACTAATATCCTTAATACTGTACTTACCTTCAAGAATTCTTTCTCTCTGGTTTCCAGATAAACTATTAAGTGCTTCTGCTAACTGACTAATTGCCCCATTATCTTTAGTACTAATAGTCAATTCTGCTTGTTTAACTTCAGGAGATTTTAAGTGAGTCATTAAACTATTCGCAGCATCACTTCTTACTTTAGGACTAACCTTGTTATCCAACATAATCTCTGTCTGAGTAGCTACTGCTTGATGAAAAGTATCCTGATAAAGTATATGAGCTGGCATCATAATCATAGCGTACATCTTCTGCACTAGCATACTTCTATTATATGTACTAGCATAAGCCATTAAATGACTATTAGGGATACCCTCCCTTTCCATTCTCATTACTTTATCAGGGAAAGTTTTTGTATACGCTTTAATTACAGTATTTCCCATCTGTCTATAAGTGATAAATCTAGCAGCATTTAAGTAATCTTTCATTGACCATCTAGACTTATTATCCTTAAAGATATCAATCATCCCTACAATATTCTCTTTAAGGAACTCTTGAGCAGAACCATCAAAACCATGAATACACTCATTAATGGCTTCAGTCACAGTTTTAATTGTACTAGGTGGAAGTTTAACAGGGTATACATCCCTTACATATTGCTCAGTTAGTAACTCTACTTCTGGCTCTTCCATAATATCATCAAAACTAATTCTCTCATCTGGCTCTAATTCCTCAGAACCAAAAGTATGACCTGCTTTAATTGCTTTATTGGCATCTTTCACTGCTTTAGCAGGAGTAGTACCTGATAAATCCAATACATTAGTTACGTTCATTTTATTCTCCATTTATTTGGTAGAATATAGGATACAAAAAAAGAGGGTGTATTGCTACACCCCCAAGGACAAGAATCAAAATTAATCACCATTGCCTAATCGCTTAGACGGAAATCATTATGCTTCAATTCTCCGTTAAGTGCAAGTCATTCCTTCGTTCATTCGCTTCGCTTCCTAGGACTGCCTCAGATTACTGCGTAATCTTCGTTGTCCTCGCTACGCTCACTCACTCAGTCATTTCCTTGCTGGCGTTTAATAAATATAGGAGATATGGACAAGAGAACCAAGGAAAAACAAGGAGTTAGAAGAGGATTGATTATGCACTTTTTGCTTCCTGCTTGTGTTGTCTGAATGCTTGCATTCAAGCAACTCAAGTTGCGTTGCAAAAAGTAACATATTTTTCCCCTAAAGTAAATACCTATTTTTTATTTTTCTAGAGGGAAATTAGTAGTAGAGACATACAATTGTAGAACACACTTACTACACACAATCTCTCTTTAGTCTATATCCCCCCCCCTATTTGAATTCTTAACACAGTAGGCTCTACGAGCCTATGTCTAGATTGAGAGATTGATGTGGTATCAGTCTCATTTATCTTACTACTATAGGAGTATTATTATGGCTATTTTAACATTACGTGATCTTACAGTTACTACCATCAACGCACTAGGTACAGTACCAACTGGTATTGCTACCATTGCAGAGGGATTGGGTTCTTATGCCAGTGAATGGCAAAAAGACCGTGAAGTACAGGTCTTTGAAAACCAATTAAGACGTGATGCACGTGTAGTTGCCTTAACTAATAAGGCAAAAGAGAGTGGATTGACTGAAGAAAATGTAACAGATGCATATGCTTACATGCGTAAATCAATGTCTCGCAAATAATTAGTAAAGGGGTTAATTCCCCTTTATTTTTTCTAAACACATAAACACTTCACACAAAATAAAGACTATAAACAATCACTTACAGTCCATTCATACACTAAATAACCCTTTCAGGTTATGTCTTGATTGGAAATAATTGTTTTTAGTGAGAACTAAACACTCACTAAAATAATTATCAAATAACCATTCATACACTAAATAACAGGAGGAATTGTATGAATTTTAAACAATTTAATCACCAATTAGTAAGTGATTACAATAAAACTTTTGGGACTAAATTATGTCCTGAAAAGAACTATAAACTATCTGTATTAATTACAATGCGGAAGAAATTAAAAGAACGTGGTGTATATGGTTATACCACTAAATACTAGCTTCGCTAGTATGTCTTGATTGAAATAACTGGTAGGAAACTACCAGTTCTAATTAACTTTTACTAGGAGAACAACTATGGAAAACTTTGACTTAAATGATTTCTTAGACCAATGGGAGAAAGACCATGAATAAATTAGTTCAAACCATTGGATTAGGACATAGTATCGCATTTGTAGTAGTGGCATTACTAACTACTATTACAGTAGGTGCTAAAGCTGATGTAGTTAAAAGAGTTAACTACGCAGTAGACTATGAATTAGGTATCGCACAGCAATGTGACGGTACTGATAGTTCATACGAAATTTACGGTTGTAAATACGATTATTCGGATTTACTAAATAAATAAGGGCTTCGCCCTTATGTCTGGATTGGGATTAACCAAGAGCTCTCATCTCAATCCTGTCCTAATCGCTTAGCCAATTCAGGCATTCAACCAGAGCTCTTCATTAATCTTAACTAAACTATTCATTTAGATTAATAGCCACTTCGTGGCTATGTCTAGATTGAATATTTTTATTAATCCATCAACTATAGGAGAAACATCATGGATTTAACTAACTTAGACTTAGCAGGCTTAGGCTTAACTCAAACTTCAGCAACAACCGAACGTCCTAAAGCCAAATACTGGCTTAACGTAGGTTTTGCTGGACGTAACCAAGACGGTACAGAGTTCACTGTAACTCTTCCATATGGTATCGCACTTGATACTATGGAAAGAAAAGGTGCATCACGCAATAGTTTAGCCTTATTGGATAAACTCATTGCAGTAGGTCAAGCTATTCCTGCTGGTGAAACCAAAGTCATCTCTAACCAAAATGGTTTAGTGATGTCTATCACTCACGTAGGGGAACCGAAAGGTGCTGATGCAACATTTGTTGCACAGTTAAATGGCGTTCAGTTCTAATTAAATAGCTCAGGGAAACCTGAGCTTATTTTTTAGATGAATACAGACTAGGAGAGCATATGGAACTGAATAAAGTAGAAACTCAATTAATGTATGAACAAGCTCATAGTAAATACCAGAAGAAAGCACTTCTTAAGAGTCAGTTCAAGAACATTGTTGAGTTACCAGAAGAAATAGAAAATAGAGATTACGTTGAATCTGTAATTATTGACGTAATGGCTATTTTATTAGAACGTCAGTCTATCTACATTAGCTCAGTAATTGAGATGTTATGTGAAAGAGACTTAGAACGTTCAGAAGAACTCATTAAGATTGTCTTACTAGGCGGTATGTTAGGTTATTACACATTAAACCAGAAGAAACATACTATTCAATTAATCAGTAAGTATTCTGCTAATGAATTACTACAAGAGAGACTAGATAATTTTAAGTATCTAAATCCAATGTTAGTAAAACCATTACCAGTAAATACTAGAGGAAATAATAGAGGTAGTGGCTATTTAACAGTAGGAAATGACTCTCTAATTCTAGGCGGTGTACACCATACAAAAGACATTGACTCAGCATTCCTTGATAAACTAAATGGTACTAAATTTACCTTAAATATTGACGTAATTAGAGCATACAGAAATAAATGGAAATGCTTTAGTGAAGGAAAAGTTAAGGAAGATGTCATAAGAGCATTTGAACACTACGAAAAAGGTTGTTACAAAGCCTTTGCTCAAATGATTTCGCAAGGAAATGAATTCTACTTAACCCATAAATATGATAAACGAGGACGTATATATAACTGTGGTTATTATATTAGTCCACAAGGTAACAGTTATGCTAAATCTGTCCTAGAATTAG